ACTTGAAGGGCAACGCAAGTCTGTATCTGCTGCTGTTTGTATTTTTAAAGTGCCACTATTATGAGTATAGGTTCCTACAATGTCTATTGCTCGGCCATTGCTTCTTTCACTAGTTATTATAGTTGTTGCGCTTGTTGCACTATAGGTTCCTTCTACTGTAAGACTTCCAAAAGAAATAGTAGCAGAGTCATTGCCAGTGAAGGTAGTTCCACTTGTTATAATTGCATCTCCTGTTACAGTAAGTACACAATCATTTCCTGTTGTTAATGCTCCTGCCGTTAGTGTAAGGGTTCCGCCAACCAAATGTGTGCCACCACCAGCTAAATTAAATGTTGTAGAGCTTGCATTTATTGTTAAGTTATTTGGACCACCTGTTGCTGCTAAATCAATATGTCTGTTTGTAGTTCCAGTTATTACAACGTTTAAAGTTCCACTAATTTCTCCATCGTTGTTAATAATATAGGCATCGCCACCATCATCCAAAGTAAGAGTATAACCTCCTCCTGCAAGTTCTCCTAAAATACTAACAGAACCCCAAAGTTCATCAGCCGTTAATGTTACTGTATGTCCACTTGCTATTATGCAGTGGTCACCAGTAGCAGGTTGTCCAGATTCAGTCCAAGTAGCATCGGCGTTAGCGTTACCGCTACCAGCAGAATTAAACGTTGCCATTAGGCTACCTCACTTACTGTGACTATATTAGAGTATATAGGAGAAGCCATTCACTAAATGGTCCCCTGTAAGAATATCTTACAATTACCTGCATTAAATGTTGGTGTTCCAGATGCAATAGTCATTGTAACTGCAATATATCTTAAACCCGTTGTAGAAATTGACTTCATAGCTCCTGTATTATTTGCTATACTAATATCATCTCCAACTTGAACCCATTTAGAGTTTGTAGCTGGCGTTGCATCAGCAGAATCAAAAAGACTTCCCCATACCTTTGCTGTTATGGTTGCTGCCTCTCCTTCATTTCTAATCTGGATTGTAGCTCTATCATAAAGTGCAATGTCTTCTGTTGCAATCATTACAGTTGTCCCACTAAAAGCGGTTGCTGCATTCTCTATAAGTAAAGTTTTTACTGAATGGCTGTGTATTGTTTCCGTTACTGTATTTGCCATTAGTCAGCCCTCTTTGACTTCTTAAGTCCTTTGGGCTTTTTAGGCTTTACTTTTTCTTTTTTGGCTCTAGTAGCTTTGCGCTTTGGTTTAGCAGGCTTGACGTGAGTCTTAAGCCCTCCACCAATGTCCTTTGCATGAAGTCCGTCTTCGACTTTAAAGTACTTAGAGGATTTGAACTGCCGAAGGAGGTTTTTATCCTCAACTTCGACAGTATCTCCTTTGTTCCAACGGAGGACGTTGCCCTTCCGAGTGCGAAGAATGCGATACTTGTTCCCAATATTGGTAATTTTGACCATTTAATCAGCCTCGTTACCAATCTATTGGTCCAAATCTCTAATGCTTCCTTGTGTGTTAAATCTGTAACAGATTAATTCACCAGCAGTTAAGAATGCGTATTCTCTAGAAAGTGCTTGCCTTACTGCTAAGTTTGTATTATCAATATATGTTGTTGGGGCTGCCACTCTAAATGCCAAATTATCCATATCTAACAAGAGTATTCTTGCAGTTGCATCAGATTCAGAAGCAACATGTTGTGATAGGAAAATTGGTATTCCATCGTATGCTCCAACACGGGAATCAAAGTTCAAACCTGCTTCTCCAGCTACGCCATTCATGCTACCTGCTGGTGCGCCAGCTAAGTCATATCTGAATGCTGCGTTACTTGAAGTTCTCATTAATGCTTTCAAATCTTGATATGTATCATATCCAGTTAACAAAATTAAGTTACTGTAGTTTACACCTTGCTCTAATGCAGATTGAATTGCATTGTCTAACATTGTTAATGTTAATGCTGCTGGTGTATCACTGTTGTGAGAAGTAAAAGCATCTGCCCATGCAGTTAGAGCTGATTTATCCAAATCGTAAATGTCTGCGTCTGCTCTGTCATTACATAGTGCGTGTGCTGCTGCATCTGATATTGTTACACGGTCTAAAGATTCAAAGTTGTTTCCTGCTACTGTGTCTGTATCTGCTAATAGCATTTGGTCAATGTAGTAAGCGTGTGCTTCTCCATTTTCCTTTCGCATAAATGCAGCCAAGTCACCAAGACCATCATCTGCTTTAGATAGTATTTCAGCTTTAGAAGTCATTTCCCAAGGAGTAACTACTTCTTTCATAGTTGCAGTTATTTCAGTTAGGTCTAAGTGTTCTGTTGCTGGGAAAGCTCCTCCCTCTGCAACACCAGCAGTCGTACTGTGACGTGCTGTCATTACTCTCCAACCAGACTGTGTCCATGGTTCTTTCTTCAAAAGTTTAAAAACTTCTGAGTTTGTGTTTAACTGATTGTAGACTTTAGCCCCGAACATGGTGTTGAAAGCACCTGCTGGGTCGGATGTCTCAATAGTATCATCCTTACGGATGCCGTACCTCTTGGATATTCCAAGTGTTCCGCCGTAGTAGGCGTTTACATATTCTTCCATACTCATTGCCATATTTAGTTATCTCCTATATTTGCTTCAAGCTCTTTCCAAGATTTGGTCATGTTGTTCCAATCAATAGATTCTGCTTTTGGAGTGTCATTTTTAGGTGCTGGAGTTGTTTTCTTTCCAGTATATACACCTATGCCGTGTTTCTTAAGAGTTGTAACGGCTTTGTGAAGTTCATCAACGGTGTCTGCTTTTTCTTCTTCTTCCATTTTTTCTTCTTCTTCTTCGTCTTCTTCCTCTTCTTCTTCTTCGTCTTCTTCATCCAACTCGGCTTTTTCTTCGCCCATGTCTTCTAAATAAGCAAGAACTTCTTTTAGTTTAGCAAGTGTGGCTTCCATGTCTTTCATTAGTGCCTCTTCCTTACCAACTTCAACTGGCTCATCAAGTCCGGCAGCTAATTCTACATCCTCTGATTCGACGATTTCCTCGTCCTCAGACTTGGCGTGATTGCCACCACAAGTGCATTCTGTCATGTATATACACCACGAAAAGGGTATATAAGCAACCAATACTTTCCGGAAACCTAAACGTTGTATCTTGTTCTGCCACCAGCCGGACGGGTTCTTGGGCCTCGCCGCCTAGTAGGTTTACCTTCTCCTAAAATTCTACGAATATTACGTGGATTTAATGTCTCTCCTTTTGGACCTGATGCAGAAAACATGGCCCTTCTAAACTCATAACCTACGCTATCTACTACATTAGCTGGAGTTCTACCGCCAGTTCCGGGTGAGCCGGGATTTGGTTTTCTTGCTCCTTGCCTCATAGCTGCATACTTCCACCATAACTTACCACAAAAATTCTCTGGTTTTCCTATTCTCTGTCCGTAATATCCTCTTAATCTTCTGGTATTGTTAAGGCAGTTTTCCCACTCATTAACTGTTGGCCCTTTACCTCTACGCCCACGTAAAGAACCACGGCTTCCTCCAAGCCTACCTCTTCTTTTTTTAGGAGCTTTTATTGCTTCTATTCCTTTTTGAACTTTACATTTTCTTATGCCTGCTATATCCCAGATGTGACCGTCTATCTTGCCTAATATATCAGAAACATTACTTGTACTCCACATTTTACAAGACCAATACCTTGCCTTATGCTTTGGACCGGGATTGTCACAGTTATGTCTTGCTCTAAAGTTTCTGCGTTTGTCAGGGTCATCACGCTTAATATCCATCTTAGGGTCGCCAAACTTTACTTGTACTGTATTACCCTTTTCATTTTTTGCATAAACTCCAAATTTTTTTTTTTCATTACTTAATCGAAAAGGTTTGTTTAACTCAACTTTCCTGCCTTGATATTCTGCTTTACCAATAGGCACGCAATTAGGAACTTTCTTACCTGCCATCATTTTAGTTCCTACCATTTCATACCCTGCTTCACATGGTTCTTTTTTTTTAAAATATTTTTCCATTATTTCATCAATCGCTTTACGAGCCTTACCAAATCTACGTGCATTCATCGCAGCATGCTGTCTTTCCGCCTGCCTGCGCGTAGGATGACAAGCCCCCTTGATTGGCTTTCCTATCTTTCCGGGTGTCCTGTGATGCAATATACACCATTGACTTCCTCGCCTTCCTAACTTCTTTTCCAAAGCATTGTCTATCATTCCTTGAACATCATCTAATGTTACTTGCTTTGTCACCTTTATTGGCTCTGGTGCTTCCTTAGCTGTTGCAACCTCTGTTACAGTAGCTTCTGGGTTAGCTGGCCTGTTGCCAACCCATGATACGGACCAAAGAGATAATGCGGAAATGTTATTGTGGCAGACATCCCCCTCGCAGACCTTCTCTTGCTTCTCAGCTTCGCCCCTTATAGACGAACCGCCCTTGTCACCGTAAATCTTCATCTCTTCCCATACCCTATCATGCATCGGAAGTCGGTTGTGTACTCCAACTCTTAATTTTACTTTACCATCTTTAACCTTATACGCA